GATGGAAATCCCCGGAACAATACCTTGGAAAATCTAAGGTGGGGCACTAACGCAGAGAACGTACAAGATCGAATCCTACATGGTATGAGTGGGAGAGGTGTAAAACACTCCCAAGCCAAACTCACCCAAATTCAAGTAACCTATATAAGGTCCTCTCCTAAAACAGGGGTAGCCTTAGCTAAACAATTCAACATGAGTCCAGGACATATCTCCCGGATCAAACGAGGAGAGGGTTGGTAACATGCCACTAGGACCGTATCAGGACTTTGAATCATGTATTGTCGATCAACAAAACAAGGGCAAGAGCGAAGGTGCTGCCCATCGCATCTGCGGTGCGCTCAAAGAGCGTGTGGAGAAGCAAGCCTCGGAAGACGGCAACTGGACAGCCGAAGAAAAGAAGCTTCGCAAAAAGGCTGCAGCCGAAGGTGTCTTCGACCCCGCTCTGATGACAGAGCAGGAGATTGAGGAATACGCCAACATCCGTAAAGGTCTTGAGGGCATAACCGAGGATGAAGTAGACGTTCTAACGAAGGGTGAACTTTATGAGGCAATGCAAGCTCTCGCCTTTGATCCTGACGCAGACCTCTCCGAGCCTGAGATCACCGAGGCATTCATCACCGAAAATGAAGAGGGTGACGAGCTGGAGTATGCCTCTGATGTTCTTTCTCGCATGTGCCGAAAATCTCTCCCCTCTCTCCAAGCCCATTCGGTCAAAACCGAGAATCAAGCAAAGACTGAAGAGAAGGCTCTTATCCAGCGAACGACTCGTGGAACAACCCAGCAACAGAGCGAGCTAGGCGGCAGCAAGTTTACTGCCGACATCTCCAAAGTTGACATCATTGAAACTCCTTACCCGCCTGAGTTGATGATGGCTTTTCTAGAGGCAGACGAAACGCATTATCGATGCTGCCGAGCAAAGTCTATCGACGCAGTTGGACGTGCATTCAACGTCGTACCAACCTCCACGGTTCGTCCGAAAGAGGCAGGCGACAAAGAGAAGACAGATCGGGATGGAGTTAAGACTCCCGCAACCGAATCGGACGACGACATTCGTGATAAGGATGGACGTCCCGTTCCAGGCAAAGAGCAGCAGGACATCATGTTTGGGGTTCCCGTGGGACCCGACGCAATCGCACTACAAGGCTTAGGTGCTACTCCCGCAGGCGAGGGTCCAGGTGTTCCCGGCATGGAAAACCTTCAAGCAGCTAGTGGTATTGGAAACATCAAATCCGCTAACAATGGAGGTGGAGTTGCTACCATCTCAAAGGCAGTAGCCGACACTTTGAAGAGCGTCCTGAAGAACCCCTTCAAAGGACCTGCACGAAAGAAGATCGTTGAGCAGAAGACCATCGACGAGGAGACGCAGATCGTCAATGACTTCCTGCGGGATGCCAACGACATGATCGGAATGGAAGGCGTCCTGGAGCGAGCCGCCATGGATTATGAATCCATAGGGTGGGCCGCAATTGAAGTCATCCGCTCTGTTAACATGAAGGTAGCCCGAGTGGCCCACGCTCCTGCGCTCCGCATGCGAGCCCTTAAAGCATGGCAAGGTTTCGTGGAGATCGTTTCCAACGACCGCTCCGATGGCTCCCGAGTTACCTCGGGCAAATACATGTACTACCAGCCCTTTGGCAGCAAGGTGCTATCCAAGAAGCGGGTTGATCCTATTACCATGAAGAACCTTCCTTATGATCCAGAACTCGACGGAGAGCTTTCCCCTGCAAATTGTGTATGGAACTACATCGACCGATCTACGGGCAAGCCCACCACCGATCCAACCAGGGCCGCCAATGAAATTCTTTGGGTGCCACGGCATCACAACAACACCATATACTACGGAGTTACCGACGTACTCCCCTCTCTCGGATGGTTGTTGGCAAACATACATATCCGGGACTACCTCTTACAGTTCTTTGAACATAACTGCGTACCCCGTTACGCAGTGGTAATTGAAGGTGGACGCCTTTCGGAAGGTGTGAAGAAGCTGATCAAAGCTTACTTCTCAACCGGTGTAAAGGGTAAAGCCCACAAGACGCTGATCATTCCAATTCCTGCTATGCGTGGAGAGGTGAAGGTACGCTTCGAGAAGCTTGATGCAGACAACAACGAAGGTGGTTTCCAAGAGACCAAGAAGAATAATGCTGCGTCGATTCGTACTGCTCATGGTATTCCTGCTGCTGTCCTTGGTGTTTCTGAGAACAGTGAACTTGGTTCCGGTAAAGGTCTGTCCCAGGCTGAGATTTACAAAGATCGAATCGTCACACCGAATCAGAAGTATTGGGAACGTAAACTCAACAAGCTCATTCGTCATGGCTTAGGTCTTACGCAAGTCCAACTCGAATTCTCCCCGCTCGACATCCGGGATATGGAGATCGAGAAGAACGTGATGATTGCATGGCTCCAGACGGGAGCCTTGACTTTGAACGAAGTCCGGAAGAAAGCAGGACTAGGGGACCCACTTCCAGGTGGGGACCGAGCCTTCATCATCATCGGAAACCAGATCTACTTCGTAGACGAACTCACCACCATGAGTGGTCCGGAGAAGGAAGAGATGGAAGCCGAGATCGAGAACTTAAAAATCCAGGCTGACGTCAAGAGCAAGGTTGACATGGCAACCAGAGCCGCGCAAGTGGGAGGTCCGGGTCAGCCAGGGGTGAATGGTAACAAGCCGAAAGCTGGGGAGAGAACCTCGGGCGTGACTCCAGGAAAAGATCCCGGCAAGAACAAGCAAACCGATGCTACCCAAGCGGGAGCAGCAACCCGTAAGAATTCTAATGTCGCGAAGCGCTAGATCCATAGCGATAGCAGAAGTCCAAAGTCCTTTCCGCTTGAATGTGGAAAAGGCTTTGGAACGCAAGATCCGAAAGATCCTTGAGAGCTGGTTGAAGGAAGTCCTCCAACAGATCCAAAGCTTTGGTGTGTACCAGACGCTGGAGAGGTTTAACCGGACTATCCACACACGAGGTTTAACTCCCCAACAACGGAGAGAGGCATCAGATCTTTTTCTGTTGGATTTGCTGGATGGAATGGAAGCCTTAGCAAAGGAATCCAAATACCGCCGCCAACTCGAAACATTACTCTTTAACCACTCTGTCTTGATCTACAACGATGGTATCCGTACAGCTAATCTACAGATGGGGTTCCCTGCGAAGCTCTCCTATTATGTGGCGAAGAAGGAGAACATCCGAAGAGCAGCGGACGACGAGGAGAGTGGGGTAGCCTCCTTCTTCCGATCAGCCTTAGCCAGCGTAGGAGTAGTCCCATCCGCAGGCGCAGGCTCAACCGCTCCCCCACCGTCTGGAGGTGGGGCTGCTGTAGCAAGCTCTCCCCCTCCCATAGAAATAACAGCCGGGCTCACAGACCCAGAGGTTATCTTTCAACTGGAGAATCGCACTCTCGTTGTTGGAGCCCGAACTTCTGTAGCCACTATCAAAGAAGCCAGGAAGCTTATAAAGGACGTCATCATCTTAGGAGGAGGGTCCGTCCGCGACGTGGAGAAAGCTCTCTTTGCTACAGGAGGTATGCCTGTTTGGAAGGCAAAACAGATCGCTAGAACAGAGATGCACTCCATGTATGAGCAGGCGATGTATGACACCTACCTAAGATCCGGGGTGCAGTACATGTCTTGGATCACTGTAGGGGATCATCGCGTTCGACCCGAACACTCAACGAATGAAGCACATGGACCTGTCAAGCTAGGAGACGAATTCCCCAATGGTGCAATACATCCGGGTGAGGAAGTAAACTGCAGATGTACGTTAGAGCCCGATCTCTCAGATCCCAACATACTTTTGGAATCTTGGCAAGGAGGTCCTGTACCAATGTTGGGAGGCTTCAACCCCAAACCTTTGGGTATTTAGCTCTTGCATCCCGGTTTGGCTGATTTAAAATCGAAGGAACTAGGAAAACTTTATGCCATTATCTCCAATACGCGAACTTCTACATTTCACAAGCCCCTTCGATTTTCGTGTCGAAGGCGAGGGCGATGGTGAAGCGTTAGAGTCAGCCGTCATCAAAGGTTTTGCCTCCATCCATTCGATGGATCGAACGACAGATATTGTCGATCCGAATGAGTTTAACTTAGATACCTTTATGGCAGCGCCCACGCTGCTCTTAAACCACAAGTTCTGGAACGACCCTTACGGTAATCAGGTTCCAGCAGGTGCAGTCACCTCGGCCAATGCCGCTGTGATTAAGAAGCACAAAGACAAAACACTTTGGTCTATCGTTGACATGAAGACCAAAAAAGAAATCAACACTTACCCCAAGGCGTCTGTTCCTGATCTAGGAGCTGGAACCGAGGGGTTGTTTATTACTGCTGAGATTGAGATCCCCGAGATTATCTCGATGATCGCAAAACGCGAACTAGGTGGACTCTCTTGGCAGGGAATGGTCGTCGTTAATATAGAGATCGGACCTAACGGTCGATCACGGCGACGTTTTTCAAACATTGATCTCTATGAGATCAGCGTAGTCTCGAAGCCGAATCACAATCAATCAACCTTCGTAGTTGGTAAGAATGTGGATGGTGAATTTCAGGAGACGGGAGAAATGGGCATCCAGGATGTACAGCTTCTGAATGTTCAGCTACCTAAGAGTAGCTTTCCAACAGAAGATGTGGCGAAAGCCTATCTAAAGGAGCATGATCTCTCGTCCACTCTGACGGGGCAGGACAAAAGTTCGTATTATGCGAACCAGCAGCCTGCCGACGATTTTGATGTAGAAAAGACTGTACGAATTCAAATGGGCAAGTCATTCATGTGGATGGCTCCTCCTCTTGTTGAGGAAGACGTCCAGCAGTCAAAGGTACTTCTTGAAGAAGAACCTTCAACCATCAGTAGGCTAGTCGCTGAAGTTATCGGCGTAGCCAAATCCCTCGGAGATCCTAGCATGGCTAAGGAAGCAACCGGGTCGGCTACGACCCCCGAAGAAGAAGTCAAAGAAGAAGTCGAAAAGAAAGTTCCCCCACAGTTTGAAAAAGACGGTGGCGAGGAAAAGGGCAAAGAGAAGGACGGCAAAGGCAAAGAGAAAGAAGAAGTTGCCAAGTCTGCCGATCAACTCTCTCAGTTGGGTACAGCTCTAGGCACGCAAGTCGCCGCACAGTTGGCTCCCACCTTTGAAGCGCTCAATACCAACATGACGTCGATGGGCACTGCCCTAACCGCCATCGTTGAAAAGATGACGCCTGCTGAAGAAGTCAAGCCAGCCGGTGAGGAAACGGAACCGAATACGGATACGAAACTGAATGTGGAAAAGTCAGCACCAGCTCTTGGTGATCTCGTGGGTAATATTGCCCAAGGTCTTGCTAACCAGCAAGCTGCAAGCGAATCGTTGGCGGGTCAACTGCTAGAGATCGCAAAAAGTGTCGATGCGATGGGAAGTTCCATTGCTACTCCCGAAGCTACCCGCGACGAAGTCGTAGAGCAGAAGGAAAGCGTTGAGAAGTCTGTTAGTGATGATCCAAACGATTGCATGGGTAGCTTGTTTACCTTCGTTGATCCTCCCCAAGGCTAAGACGTAGTCGATACCACAGTTTCGTAACCAATCTTTTTACTATTCGGAGACATTAACATGTCCTTAGAAGCCTCAATTCGGTTGCCTCTACAGCAACTGATGCAGAAGTCGGTAGTTGACAGCAACTCGCTGCCCAACTCCGTCTTGTCTCGCCAACAGGCAGATCGTTTTATCGATCTCGTCGTTGACGAGTCTGTCCTTATGAAGGAAGTTCGCGTTGTGCGAATCGACCACCAAAAGGGCGAAGTCAACAAATTGGACCTCGGCGGTATCGTGACCGAAGGTGCGCACACGACGTACCAAGCGTGTACGCATAACCCAACCAAACGTATTAAGACCTATGATACTGAAAAGTATCGTTCGGCATTCGATCTGAAGACCGACTTCACCGAAGACAATATCGAAAAGGG